TTGGCTCTATAAAAAGCAGCCCAAACATCCACACCGGCTAAAATCCTACTCTCTCTCAATTCACTCGCCATCTAAGTCACCGTCAAAATCGGTTCCGCTATCGTCGGCTCTTTCAAAAATGTCCTCGAAGACAGCTTCCTCGTCCTCGCCCTCGTATTCAGGACGCTCAACGCGAAGCTTCGCCATCTCTTCTTCGTACAGACGGCTATATGTATTATCGATCTTCATCATTTTGCAAAGATGACCAAGGAACCAAACAGAAACATATTTGGCGATACCATCAACATCTCTTAGCTGAGGATCGGGCTCCGCAATGGGTCGAGTATTTTCTATCTTGCGAATCCATACGCCAAACGGTGTAGACTCAGCCGCTGCATCAAGATTTTCCTCTTTCTTTTTCTGGACAGGCTTTAGATTAGCACTGCCAAGCAAAGTGTTCAAAACATTGACAGACTTATCTGTGGATCTGCCGGCAGCAGTGTCACGAGTAATCGTAACCTCCAGCATACAGATCTGGCGAATGATCGCGCACTCACTGACATCCATAGAGTGTCGATCCACATCTCCGCACCAATATTTCAAACGCCGTTCAAGATCAACATAAAAAGAGGGTGCGAAACCGGCGCCCCAGAATTCGACGATGTCGCTTGCAACTACAACCTCTTCATTGTTGTCTGTGATGATCTCATCCAAAGCCTGGTTGACAGAACCTTGTACCAGCTCACTCTCTTCGTCCAGGGTATCGTCGAAAGTCTTTCCGACAAACTGATACAGATTGGACTTGCTGATATAGCTAAGCACACGAGAGTTGGTCGTGCTGCTTTTGTTGAGCATATTGTAGACCTTGTCGTTCCAGTAGATATCGAACTTCATGCAGATACGACGGATCGCAGACTTCTCATCACCAAGTACAGTCTTGTAGTGCTGATACATCTCCTCTACACAATGCCGGCAAACAGGTAAATAACCACCGTTCTCACGGTAAATCGGGCTTTGGGAAGCAGGGAAGTTTCCCTTTTGCTTCGTGAAATTACGCGTACACCGCGTACAGTAAAATTTGTCGGGGACATCCTTGATCGGTGCCGCGACGCCCGGACTGGATTTGGTTATCTTACTCTGTTTTGGCATATAAGATCACCTCAGTCTCGGATGATTCCCTCTTTAACCTCACGCTTCAACAGCTTGCCGGGAGTAAACTTGGGAGCGCGGTAAGAAGGAATAACGATACGCTCCTTGGTCTGGGGGTCAACGCTCTCTCTTTCGGAGCGCTCACGAACATCAAATGTGCCGAAACCACGGAACATCACGGACTCACCCTCAACCAGAATCTCCTCCAGCGTGCGGATGAAGTCGTCCATAATGATACCGGCTTCATGCTTCGTATAACCCTTTTGCGCGAGGCGCGTAATAAAATCATCTCTCTGTAACATAAAAACACCCTTTCATATTCCTGTTTTACAAATCAGTCAGCTTCGCAGGCTGAACTGTTTTAATGCCAGTCTCGTCAAAATACTGATCCAATTGCTCTTCCGTGGTCAGGTCTTTGTAAAGACGAACCATGTCGCTGGAAGTCCAGCCAATAATCTCCTGAATCACTCCGTCTGGCAAACCAGAGCGAGCAAGATCGGTTGTAAAATAGTGTCGGAGAGCGTGCCAATAGAAGTCCACGCCGATCACTTTGCCAAATGAAATAGCCCAACTATTCAATGTCTCAGGCTTCATCTGCTGTGTGGGATCATCCCTTAGCGGGAAAAGCCAAACGCTCTCAATGCCATCTCGCTTGCGCTGCTCCATCCAGCGGTCAAAGTAAGGCTTAAAGCCTTTCGCCAGAGTGTAGCAGTAGATATACTTGCCAAGTCCGAAACCCTTTGTCTTGATAGTTTCGCTTGTCTTGTACAGGGCACCGCCGCAAACAAGATTATCGTCCTTGAAATCGTCAACCTTAAAACGCACAAGCTCAGACTTTCTTCGGCCTGAGTGCATAGCAAGCGCAAGCATACAAGCCTTTTCGTGCTTGCCTGCGTCGGTCAATGTCTGCAGCAAAGTGTTAAGCTGCTCCTCAGATAAGACTGTCTTATCACGGACAGGCTGATTGACCGGTGATTCGATTTTGCGGACGATGGAACGAAAATCCTTAAACTCGTCTTCGTCGTCAAGGATCGCTTCAATGTAATTGGAAAGCGAAGAGATAGCGGACTTGATGCGCCGCACTCTGGACGGAGAGTTACCGTTTTCGTTGATAAGCCAATTCTGGAAGGATACGAGATCTCGTTTGGTAACACTGGCAAAATTCTTGTTGCCAAGATTCTTCATGCAGTACACGAAGAAAATATCAAGATCGTTCTCGTAACCACGAATTGTTCCGGGACTTCTCTGCACGGACTTCAAATAGTCCAGAAAATCCCTCTTCAATCGCAGATTCTCAGAATTGACCTGTGCGACAAGCTCGGGGCTTGTCAGATCGTTCATCTGTGTGCTTCTCGGCAAACAAGCCACCTCCTCGTCGTTGTTTTGAGAAAAAGAAAGCGGGATGGGGTTGTCAACCCCTCCCGCTTGCTATAGCACATTTAATACTTAATTTAAGGGCACCGGATAGGAACACCGGACGCCATCACTGTCACACACGCACACCATTTGTTCGGCACGACCATAAATTCTCTTCTGAACGCAGTAATCGTCCATACCGAGGAACGAACCCGCCATGATGGTCTTGATACCCTGCACATCGTCGATCTTATTGTGATGCAAATGGCCGGACAGAACCGCGTACAACGGCTTCTGTACCATTGTCTGCAGAGCCTGCACCTTGCCTGAGCTTCCGTCAAAATCACCGTGTACGCCACAGTAGATCTTCCCACGAACTTCGATAAGGTACATAGTGTGGTCAACCTTTTCACCGCCACCAACAAAAACATTTTCGAAGTTCTGCAGGCGTGCTGCCAGATACCACTCCACAAGATCGTCAAGCCGCTCAGAAATCAGAGCCTTGTCCTTGTTGGGATCAATACGGCTGTGGTTGCCAGCGACACTGACATATGTGACCGTTTTGAAATGTTTGCTCAGCTCCGCAAGGAACTCAGCAATCAGCTCGGACACACCCTTGATTTGGTCGATCACATTTTCCTTGTTGGTAATAGCGATAGACTGGTGGATGTTTCCGCTGATCTCATCGCCATTCGCCCACACAATACAGTTCTCACTGCCATGTGTTTCACCAATGGAGATGATCCTATCAAGATATCTACACATCATCATGCGGCAGATATCGGAGTTATATGTATTCCAGTAATTCTGGATATTTGCGCCGTAGTGAATGTCGTTCAGGCTGACAAGCAGATCGTTATCAGACGGTTCGATTTCCGTCCGCTGATAATTAAGCTGCGGCAAGTTGCCAGACCGAATTGCATCGGACAGGATCTCATTCAGTTCTTCCTGCCGAGAACGCTCTCGGATCACTTTATTTAGCGCGTTGCGCTGATCGAAAAATTTCTGACGCTCCTTTTGAACCTCAATCCTCTTTGCGTCCAGCTCGCTCAAAATATCGTCGGATGTAATTCGCTTTGCTGCTTCTTCACCCAACAGCTCCAGAGTTCGTCTGCTGCCGTACATCATTCTCCGTGCGACATCAGAACTGTACTCTTTTCCATATACATAAGGTGCAAGTTCGGAATAGTCCTCATCGGCAAGCGTCCCATCAACCAACTTACCAAAGATAAGGCGCTTGTGATACGCCAAATCCGTTTCGTTTGGCTGTCTTGAAAGCTTGTCCATGTATTGTCCTCCTTACTTTACCGCTGCGTAACGCGAAGCTCTTTCAGAAGGCGCATGGCGTTTTTGTTCTCTTCCATATAATACCTATGGCGCTTTGACTTCTGCTTGACTGTTCTACGGATGTGAACATTCGGCATCCGTTCCGCAATGATTTCCTTTTCCTGATCGGTAATAATAACCACGATAAACTCCCTTTCGGTCAAAAATTCGCTTCATAAATAAGCGTTGATACATTATTTTATTACATTTATAGAAACACTGCAAACAGTGCCATAAAGCCCGTAAACACAGGCTTTATTGGCATGGTCTATTTCAAAGTTTTTTGAAATGGGGACTTACTGGAGAATCGTCCCGTTCTTATAGTTTTCACGCGTCTTTTGACGATTGATGTTCACCGCGCAGTCAGGGCAGTATTTCTGAGCATTGCTTGCCCGCTTGATTACGACCCCGCAAGCCGCACACTCAAAATACGGCTCTCCGCAATAACGCATATACTGGTAACCGAGATTGCGGTAATCGGTGATAACCAATACCGGCTCACCCTCGTCATCAATGCATCTTACATTGATGTTGATGTTGTCCACCTTGCGACTAAAGCGAATCAATCCAGCTTCGCGCAAATCGTTCAGCATAAGCGACTGCCGTTTGATTGGTGTCACCACATTCGCCATCTTGAAGATCTCCTTGTCGGGACGATTAACCCACCCATTATTCTTATCGCTGACCATGTTGCAAAACTTCGCAAGACAGATCAGTGTAAACATTAGCCGCTTCATCTGCTTGCCTACAAGGGCGTCGCAGATATCTAATTCCTTTTGGGTGATGGGAATACCGTCAATTTCAATCAGTGGATATTTGTCAGTATCTTTCACCTGTCGGTCAATGGCGTCCTGCCACTTGACAATGTTGATTGTGGGATCACACTTCAACATAAAGGATTCCAACATAGTATGTATCTCGGACTTCTTATAGCCTTCCGCCCGATAGTATCTTGCCACCCGACCAAGCGTTTCTAAGGGCTTTGAGTCGAGCGCACATCTTTGTAACGCTTCAATAGCGCATTCTCTTTCATTCAGAACAATGCTCATTTGTATCCCCTCCAATCCGCTTTGTTGAAAATGAAAACCGTTCGCCGCCAAACTCAATGTCACCAGTAGGATCGATGACTGGGTAGGAAATGTACCCATCGTTTCGGTTCAGCAGATTTTCAATGATCTCCTCGCTCGCGATATCCCAGACGAACTGCTTGGAGCCCTCTCGCTTATAGCAGATATCAAGGAGAATATCGCACAACTGCAGATTGTTGGAACAAACACTCTGGCATTCACGCTTAAAATCCTGGATCATCACACTCTTGTGGTTAGCGTTTTCATCATCATCAATACGCTCTTTCTTTGCGTACTGCATATAGTCCTGGGCGCGTCGATTATAGGCACTGTAAAGCTGCAGCACCGCGTTGTATTGCGCCGCTGTGTAATCCTGATCACTCTTCATAATGGTGTAATCAAAATCGAAATCGTTGTTGTGTCGCGCTATGTAGCCGTCGAATTCCTGCTCAAATCTTCTGCAGATCCGATTCATAACGCAACCATGTACACCAACCGGCATCTTCGCATGATAGTATCGAATGAAGTCTCTCTCCATGCTGGTAAGCTTGTCTTCGGGCTTGCTCAGAAGCTCGTCAATCGTCAGACGGAACTCACGAATGGACTTCTTGTTGGTGTTGGATATGTATGTATTATACTGCTTCATCATCGTGGGGTAGATGTACCGCATGAAGTACGGTTTCTTATCCGCGATGACCCGCAGATTGAACTGGCGCAGCTCTTCATCTTCAATGTCACAGCTACGGTTTGAGTTGCGGTCGTACCATTCTTTCGGCATGGGCTTGGCGATGATGCCCTTGGCCTTGTCGATGGCGTTCTGCTGGAAAAGCTGACCGCACTTGATCCGGTAGTCCAGGACTTCGTATTCCTTAGACCCCTTTTCAAACTGGGCGATCACATCGAACATGGATGTAATACGGTTGGTGATCTTGCCGATGTCGTCACCAAAGCTGTCAATGTTGGACTGGATCATATCCTGCTCCGTGGGAACGCGCTTCTTCGCCTTGCGCTGCACACACATGATAGCCGGCAGCTCCACAAGATTTTCCACAAGGATCTTGTTATCTGTCAGCATGACCAAATCCCCATCAAAATCACAACCGTTCAGCGCTTGGGATGATGTATCCCACGCATTCAGAATGGTGCAGGTCGTCATGTACTGATACCAACGCTCCACATCCTCTCCACGAGCCACCCGCATTGCCCGAATGTTGTTATGGCAAGTCATGGGCGCCCGGAAGCAGGCAAGCTTTTCTGCGCCGCTGTCCAACCAATACTTGTTGTAGATCTCGCCAGCCTTCAGCAGACCGGTCACTTCCAGACCAAACATATTCTGGCACAACGCGTAAGGGTCACCGGAAATGATAGAGTAATTGCCATGCACCTTGATGACGCCAATCTTCGCATCGGTGATCCGCTTCTTGATCAATGCAAAGATCTTCTTTCTCACAAAGGGATCTTCCATCATCCTGCGGTCAACCATGATTGCCTTGGCGAAATCCGCATCCACATAGTCGATGTTCTCGTCTGAAAGCCCAACGCCCTTTAAGAACAGTACCGACTTTCGCCAATCAAGGCTCAGAATGTCGTGGATCTCGTTGATGGTAGGGGCGATCAGCTCCTCAATCTGCTCGTCTGTCAGCTCATAACTCTGGATGAACTGGTAGTTCAGATTACGCTCCCGCTCCAACCTCTTGGGGCAAGTCTTAGCGATACCGAATGTGTACTCATTCTCAGCGCAGTTCCGCAAGTAGTCCTCACAGCTATCATAGGAATCCCACAGCTTGAGCATAGAGGTGGTCAGGATCAGCTCCACATTACTCAGATCCACATCGTTACCCCACGCATCCTTAATCATGCGGGTGCCGGCAACCTCGTCTGCAAAAGCAAGGAAGTCAAAGGTAAAGACCATACCCTTTTCCCAAGAGAAGCGGGTGTTCACACCGCTGACCACATAGTCAAGCTTCAGTTCCTCAGACCACTTTCTCGCCAGGGACGGAAGCATGATACCATAACCGTCCGAAGCGTTCAGCTCAACATCCGCATCCGGGGTAAACTGCATGATAGGTTCGCCCACCATCTCGTCATTCAGGTTGACCACATCGGATTTGAAGTGGGTGATGCAGTCATCTACGACTGCGATACCTGCCGGCATGGACACAGGGATGGAGCCGCTGCAGACAAGCGCCTGATACGCCTCAAGTTTGGCGGGGACAAGCTCCTTGTTTTTGTTGCGACCGTTGTCGATGCGGCGTCTTAGCTCAGGAGCAAGCCGCTCGCTGACAAACACAATGGTCGAGTTCTTGATACCGCCGTTGGTTCCAAGCAGCCGCACATACTTCACGCCGTTGATCTTGAAGCCCTTGCAGGCACGCCAGTAGTCCTTTTCCTTATCAATAATCAGACACATATAGTCTGGTTTGTACTGGATTTCATCCAATTTCTCGTATAATTTCTTGATTTTTCTGCGATTTTGCAGAGAATTTTGCTCTTTTTTGAGCAATTTGATCTCGTTTTTGATGCTTTTTGCAGTAGCATCTGCGTTTTCAATACCGTTCAGTGTATCTATGAAGCGCAGCATCTGGCTATCGCTCAAGGAAATTACCTCGTCGTTCCTCCGTGCTTCGGAGATCGGTAAGGTCAAATTCCACCTCGCCTTGCGTAAGCGTGCGCTATGAATCTTGTAGATAAACTTCTGGCAAGACTGTTGTTTAGAAATGTTGCTCACCGCCTCATAAATAAGTATTGAATTGTCAAAAAATAAGTTACTCATCCTGGTTGATATAAGCAAACCATTCTTTATAGAACTCGTAGCGGCCTTCCTCGATCAACTGTTCGATATGTTCGTCTTCATCCATAGGTGCGAAATGCTCGCAAACCCTGTCAGCCACGCACTGTTCGCGCCACAAACACTTATCACACGCTGCCACCATTGCTCACCTCCTCAATCCAGTTTGTAAGCAAATCGCGCATACGCTTGCTGGGCACATACAGCCATATCTTTTTGCCGTCACGAATGGCGCTTCGCCAAATCCATTGCACCATGATGGACAATGCGTAGTCATCTTCGTATACATCAACACCGTTGTTCTGGTAGAAAAGCTTCTGACCCACATTCATAAAGATGTTAACACAATAGGCTGCCGCCGTCCGATCCTTAAAGTTATTGGTTGCCTTTTTGTTAAAAGGAATAAACCCGTTGGAGTATCCTTTGCCACGCAGTTTGTACTCAGCATCTGCGTAAGTGCTCCACATTCTCTCGGCGGAGCCGGCGGAACAGATGTGATTAAAGAAGTTGTAGACATTGTTCTTCAGCTTCTTCACATCAGACTGTTCCTTACCAAACCAGCTCAGCGACAATGCGAAATTGTCCTCGCCAATCTGGTTCAGCTTCTTGTTGTCGATAATATGTATCATATCTTTCAGCGTGTGTACATAGTCCGGCACATATCTGGAGGTCTCGCTGAAGCGGAACACGCCGTCAGCCTTGTCGATCCCAATGAACTCATAAGGGATGTTGTACATCTCCAGAAAATGGTGCAGGCTCTGACCGTTGAACAGATATGTCAGAATAAACACTTCCTCAAAGGAAGTAATCAGCTCCGGCGGAAGCTGCCAGTAGAAGAACGACTCTTTCTTCTCGCCGGTAACCTTAATGAGATCTCTCGTCCGCAAGACACGGAACAGATCCCGGTGGAGCTTGCCGGTATATACATCCTTTACAAGATGGTACACACCGCTGCGTGTCTCCTCAATATACCCTGCGTCAATCGCCATTTGGATATCGGCGGGGTCTTCGTCCAATGTTTCCAGTACATCCACATTTTCGTCGATGATGAGGGTGTACTGTTTTTCTTTGACGAGGTCAAGCAGTTCCTGCGGATAAAAGCGGAATGCTTGGTGGGTGGTGGCGATGTTCTCTCCGCGAGTCACCAAATCAATGGTGTGCAGTGTCTTGGAACCGGAGAACTGTGTGATCTTCTGGGGTTCAAAAAACTGCGTCTTGTCACAGGAGGTGGCGATGCGGTTGGCTTCTTCCAGATATGGGGTGATGTAAATAAAGCGCTTCTCGGGATGCTCATTCATGTAGGTGATGGCAGCGGAACTCTTGCCGGTGCCCATGATGGCATCACATACCTTTACCAATAGATCACATCCCCCGTTACCTTATTGTAGAAGCGTCCACCAGCTTCGTCCTCAGCCCATTCGTAACCGATGCGGCTGACTGACCATGAAGCTGAACCACAGGGGTCGCAGACGGTTACCTTGTCTGGAGTAATGTAATCGAACACGCCAACCGTGTCGTTTGCGTCCGCGCGGCTCACCACCTTGTAGCACACGGGGACACCATAGATATTGCGAATGATACCGACTACGATACCTCCCTGAAAGCACTCCTCGTCGTCCACAGCGATCTCGTCGCCGATGGAAACCGGGTGCGTTCCGCCGTATCCGTAGTCATCAAAATCTCCTCTTGCAGCGGCGATGTTGTCCTCGTCGGCCTGCAAGATCCAGTTGTTTCTCATAGATTTTGCTACCTCTTTTCTAATTCTGCGACCAACCCGGTCGCAAAATGAATTTTCCGGACTGTGAAATCCGAACTAAGTGGGGTATGCCCTTAAAGAGAATCTCTGTCAGACCATAGTGAAAGAAAGAGCTCTTGTAGGGCGTTGTAGATAAGGAATCGTGATGGTCATATGAGGCGATGACGCCTGTTTGTCAAGGTGCATATAGGGTAGATCAGCAGGCAGGCATCTCGCCTATGGTGCTATCTACCAAGTAGGGCTTGCGTCTCGCACCGAGGTTCAGTGCCATGTAGGCGGCTTCGATCTCTTCACCAGTAATACCGATGTAATCAAGTGTCTGAGCCGAGGTGCTGTGTCCGAACATCTTCTGCAGGAGCAGCAGCTTACGAGGGTCGTTGTTGCTGATCAGCATCTGATGGTAGGCGAAAGTCTTGCGGAGCGTGTGGGTAGCCATGTGGGCTTCGATACCGAGAGCGGTGCCAACCTCTTTGAGAATTCTCTCAACGGAGTTGCGGTGCATAGGCTTGTTGTCGCTTCCACACCGGTTGCTCTCTCCACGGAACATATAGTCACTCAGCTTTACTCCCTTGGTATTCTCAAGGTAGAGCATGACTGCATCGATCACAGCGTCGTTGATGGTGATGTATCTGTTCTTCTGAACCTTTCTGGTGTTTTTGGTCTTCTTCTCCAAAATGGGGAAGGTGGTCTTGAACCTGAACTGCTCATCAATCAGATGGGAGAACCGGAGCGTAAGCAGATCGCTGACACGAAGACCGAAGTTGATACCAACGATGAAGAGCATATTGTCTCTATACCTCCCCTGAGAGATAAACCAGTTGGAGATGGCGAAGATGTCATCAATGCTCTTGATGGGATCACTGGTGTGTTCACCAGCAATCTGGTAGGAAGTGTCCTCGACAGCCGGGGCGATCAGACCATCTCGGATAACTCTCCTGGTCTGCTTGACTGCTGCAGTGTCGATGACCATATCTCCTCTCTTAGAGGTAAAGTCTACTCTAATGATCTTGCTCACGATCTTAGCTCCTTTCTGTCAACTCGCTGTGTAAATGAGTAATGACTACAATACTATTATACCCAGTCTGGAGCATTTGTCAAGTGTTTCTTCATAAAAAATTGTTGATATTTTTTGCAACAGTGAAAAGTGCGTTTTTAAGGCATTACAGCCGGGTGGGCTTTTTATTCTCAAAGAGATCCTACTTTAATAAACAGCGTAATCACAGCACTCTCTCCGATAATAAAAAGCCACATTTCCCTTTGTTTGCAAGCACTTTTGGGATCTTCGGAGTTGGTGAAAAAGTGGTGTGTATGTGATGGGGCAACTACCCGGGTAGCCTGGTCGATAACTTCCATTAAATATGGAAAATACCGCCCTATGTTGCATAGTGCCATTTTGCAACATAGCCACACAACCACACACAGC